ATCACACATCAATTAGCAGAAGAAATTTCAGATTTCCAACAGGATCGTCAAGATGTTGTTGAAACTAAAGTTCGACTAGTTAAAGAAGCACGTGAGCAGTTTAAGACACTCAAGCATAACTTTGTAGAAACATCTGCTAAGTTAGTTAAGGAAACAGTATCCAAACATCTAAATGCTGAAATCACTCAATTGCGTGAAGACATTCAAACAGCCGGAGAAAATAACTTTGGCCGTAGAATTTTTGAAGCAGTTGCAGCGGAATTTAGTGCAAGTCATCTCAATGAAAATCAAGAAATCAAAGATCTCAAGAAGATCATTGAGTCAAAAGAAACTGCATTAGCAGAAGCAGAAGTTGCTATTGCAGAAAAAAATCAATTAGTTGAGAGTAAAACAAAAGAAATTTCAATGATCACTGAGTCAACAAAACGCTCAGAGGTTATGAACAGTCTTTTAAAACCACTTAACAAAGACAAAAGCGCAGTAATGCGCGACCTTCTAGAAAGCGTTCAGACCAGCAAACTACAAGCTGCATACGATCGTTATCTTCCAGTAGTATTAGACGGCAAAGCCGCACCACGAGCTGAAAAGCAGATGGTTGCAGAGAGCCGTAAAGTAGTTACTGGTGACAAAGAAGTAAAACACCAAGTTACGGACGCACACGACGATAATGTTGTTGAACTTCGTAAATTGGCAGGCTTAAAATAAACGTACTAGAGGAGACAATAAAATGTCAGACGTACTATTAGAAGGCCGTTGGGGCGCAACAAAAGAAGCTCTTCTAGAAGGTCTAGAAGGCAACCGCCGCAGCGCAATGAGTGTTGTTCTTGAGAACACACGCAGTTATCTATCTGAAGCAGCAACATCCGGTGCTACAACTTCAGGTAACATGGCAACACTAAACAGAGTAATTTTACCTGTTATCCGTCGTGTTATGCCAACAGTTATCGCCAACGAAATCGTTGGTGTTCAACCAATGCAGGGCCCAGTTAGCCAAATTCACACACTACGTGTTCGTTATGCAGACAGTGTAACCTCCGCAGCGAGTTCACCTTTCGACACAGACACAACAGCTGGTGATGAAGCACTTAGCCCATTCAAAATTGCTACAGCATATTCCGGTAGTGCATCTACTGGTAAAGCTGACGTAACATCTGCTAAAGAAGGCACTGGCGGAAACAATATTTCCATCCAAATCCTAAAGCAGCCTGTTGAAGCAAAAACACGTAAGCTACAAGCTCGTTGGACATTTGAAGCCGCTCAAGACGCACAGTCAATGCACGGTATCGATGTTGAAGCAGAAATCATGGCCGCTTTGGCACAAGAGATTACTGCTGAAATCGACCAAGAAGTTCTTGGTTCACTTCGTTCACTCGCAGCAACAGAAGAAGCATACAACCAGGCAGCAGTGTCCGGTACAGCAACTTATGTTGGTGATGAGCATGCAGCTCTTGCAGTTCTAATCAACCGTACAGCAAACAAGATTGCACAGCGCACACGTCGTGGTGCTGGTAACTGGGCAGTTGTTTCACCTGAAGCTCTTACAGTTCTTCAGAGTGCTTCAACAAGCGCATTTGCACGTACAACTGAAGGTACTTTTGAAGCACCAACAAACACTAAGTTCGTTGGTACACTCAATGGTGCAATGAAGGTTTATGTTGATTCATATGCAGCAGACTTAACACCAGTACTAGTTGGTTACAAAGGCCAAAGTGAAACAGATGCAGCGGCATTCTATTGCCCATACATCCCACTAATGAGCTCAGGTACAGTACTTGATCCATCTACATTCGAGCCAGTTGTCAGCTTTATGACTCGTTACGGGTACGTAGAATTGTCAAATACTGCCAGTTCCTTAGGTAACGCCGGCGATTATCTCGGAGAAATTACCATGGCAGGCATTAGCTTTAGCTAATAACTACCTTGTAATTGATCTTAGACGATCTATAGAGATTGGGGAAGTAGAAATACTTCCCCTTTTTCTTGACTTCGTTTATATTGCTAAGTTCAACTTAAATGATAAATAAAAGTGTAGCCCGCGATGTTGGCGCATCCGACTACTCTAATGCGAAGAGGAGCATCAGCAATGTATTTAAACAACAAATATACTAACACATATAATAGCATCGTTAATAGAGCAAGTCAACGCATATTAGATGGCTACACAGAAACACATCACATTATACCACGAAGTTTGGGTGGCCCGGACACCCCTGATAACCTAGTGGTGCTTACACCCAGGGAACATTTCCTGTGCCATTGGTTATTAACGAAGATGGTTAAAGGTAAACGCAAACAATGGAGTATGATAAACGCATTAGGCTTTATGATGTGGGCAGAGAACGATAATCAAGAACGATACAAAGTAAACGCCAGACTATATGAACAACTAAAACAAAAACATAGCGATATGAAAAGCTGGGCAATGACAGGCGAGCGCAATGGTATGTATGGAAAAAAGCATTCAGAGGAAACTATAGATAGAATGAAAGAATATCAACAAAATAGACCACCTATGTCAGAAGAAGCAAGAGAAAAGATACGCCAAAGTCGTTTAGGCAAGCCCAGGGACGAAGAAACAAAGAGAAAAATAAGTGAAACTAAAAAAGGCACACAGGTTGGTGATCTTAACAATATGTACGGAAAAACCCATTCAGAAGAAACACGGCGTAAAATCTCAGAAGCAGCCAAGGGTAGAAAGTATAGTGCTGAAACAATCGAGAAACGAGCCGCTAGTCAAAGGGGCAAGAAAAGACCTACTAAAGAATGTCCACATTGTGGCAAAACAAGTGCAGTAAATACCTACGCTAGATGGCACGGAGACAACTGTAAAAACAATAAATACAGTATCAGCAAAGACTGATTTATGGGGCACCACCTCGTAGACCTAGAACGTCTTAAACTCACAAAGGAGAAAACAAATGGGTAGACCACTAAGAACAGCAGAAACCGTAGACGGTAATGCAAAATCGGGCGTCATTGGCGCACAATCAGCAGCAGGCCAGCAGATCCAGATGATTGGTTTTGTAACAGGCGGCAGTGCAAACAACAGTAGTGTTGTTGTACAAAAAGGTACACGGCGTTTTCGTCTAACAACTTCAGACGGTACAGAAACACTTACACTGGTAGCTAAAGCAAGTGGTTCACTTGCAGCAGGCGAATGTTCGCTTACAGCAACAGACAGTGCAGGCGGCACTTACTTGGTAAGTCGCGTTGGTCCTAACTGGATTGAAATTGGAGCATTAGGCACAGGTTCACAGGTTGCTGTCGGCAATCGTGTACAGTGGGTTGATGATCAAACATCAGCAGTTGCAATCAACACAGGCACATATGCCGTCGGCGATGTAAATCAGCCAGGTAGATTCCAGATTGTAACAGCATAATTTATTGTTGACACAACAATTAAACCACAGTATAATAATTACTGTGGTTTTTTTGTGAGTATCATGTCAGAATTTGCATTTATATTAGGTAACGGTGAAACACGTCTGTGCTTTAATCCTCAAGACTTACAGTCTCGGGGTCCAGTGTATGCTTGTAATCGTGTTTATCAGGAATTTACTCCGGATGTCTTGGTGAGTACTGACACTGGTATAGCTCGTGAAATACAAGAGAGTGGGTATAGTCAGAAAAACGTTCATTATACTCGTGAGAGTAATATTATTCCTGGCAGTGGTGCCAGAGCGTTAAATCCTGAATACACTGGGTTTAGCAGTGGACCCAATGGGTTGGCGCTGGCTGCTGATCATGGATTCCCTTATTTGTTTTTAATTGGGTTTGATTTAGTAAGTCTAGATCAATATGTTAACAATATATATGCAGATACTCCACATTATGTTAACAGTTCAGCATTAAAAATGAATCCAGAAAACTGGATTAAACAAATATCTGAGATTATACAAAAGTATAAAAATCAACGGGTCATTCATGTTAATCCACTATCAGGATTTACCCCTGCAAGTTGGCTAACATTGCCTAATTTTCAAGTAATGGATATCGCTGGCTTTAGATTTATGCTAAATATATAAAACACAGTTTAATGGATTAACTTATGAGCAAAACACAACGAGTAACTGGAAGTCTAACAGTAGATCCAACCGGCGATTTCATTGTTTTATCAGATACACAAATTACTGGCAACTTAACTGTTAACGGTACACAAACTTCAATTAGTACCACTAATAGTACTATAAAAGATC